AGTGGAAACGATCCAGATTGTTTTGCATGTATAAATGATACAGTAGAAATATTACCATTATCACAAATGTCTAGTACAGGAGGAGGTATAACAATGTGTGGGTGGAGTAATCAAGGTAGTACAGGACAATGGGGAGGATATTATGTTGATCTAGCTGCATTAAATAATAATCTAACAAGTGCAGGTTCAGGTTCATGTGGAAGTGGAGGAGGAAATCCCCCATCTACGGGAAGTTGTGATGTAAATCAAGCTGCACAGGACTCAGTAGTTTACTTTGTAAATGGAGCTCACCCTCAATTAGGTGATGTAGGTATAAATCAAAACTTTGTAAATAATATGGTAGGTAAATCAGCAAACTTTTATCTTAATCGACGTCAAGCATTTAGATCAAAACGTGAATCATTAGAGATATCTGGTCAAGGATTTTGCCAAGGAGAAAATCCTAATTGGCAAGCAAAATTAATGAATAAAGAACTTTATGTAATGCGCTGTCATATGGCTCTTAATCATCCTTCTTTAACTCCTTGTTAAACATATAGTCCGATTCATAGCCGGACGATTTAAATAAATTTTTTTAGAGAGCTGTGGCCTCCAATTTGGTAGCCACAGTTTTTTTTTGTACGTTACCACAAAATCAATAAAATATGAATAATGTAGTAATCGTAGGAGCCGGAGTTGCCGGTGTAAATGCAGCAACAAAATTAGTAGACAACGATTTTAAAGGAAAAATTACTATTATTGATATGGGATTAGACCCATATAGAAGACCAGCAGCAGACGTAATGAGAGGCTTTTTAGGTGCTGGTGGTTGGTCAGATGGTAAATTAACTTATCACACATCCATAGGAGGACAATTGTCTAAATACACAGGTGATGAAAAAGCAATGGAATTATTTGATCAAGTAATTAATAATTTTAAACGATTTCATCCTAAACCCGAAGAAGTACAATGTTCAAACCCAAAAGCAGAACCTGATTTTATTAAACCTTATTTTGGTTTAAGATTATTCCCAGTATGGCATGTTGGTACAGATTATCTACATGAAATAGGTAAAAATTGGTACGATTATTTAGTAGAAAAAGGTGTTGAATTTCTTTGGGAAACTAAAGTAACAGAAATTAATTTTAATGAACAATTAGTATTTTGTAATGATAGATGGGAAGATTATGATAAACTTATATTTGGTGTAGGTAAATCAGGGATTGATTTCGCAAAGGAATTATCTGAAGAATACAAATTACCAACAGAACCAAAACCAGTACAAATTGGAGTACGTTTTGAAGCACCACAAAAACACTTTCAAAAACTAATTGATATTGCCTATGATTTTAAATTGTACAGAAAATTTGATGCTGAAGGTGTATCATTAAGATCATTTTGTACAAACAATAATGCAGCTTATGTAGCAGCTGAACACACATATGGAGACATAAGTTATAATGGCCACGCTAAAAAAGACAAAAAATACGAAAATGGTATGACTAATTTTGGTATTTTAATGGAAATTAGAGACATAGATAAACCATTTGATTGGGCAAGAAAAGCAGTACAGAAAATGCAAATAGATGGTAAAGGAATATTTTATTCTCCAAGCCATAGAGTACCATCAAAAACAACAGAAGGAGATTATGTTGAAACTCAAGTAGTAGATGATTTATTAATTTTATATGATGCTATAGGAGATTATGCTATTTATATTAAAGATTTTATTGTAGATATGCAAAAAGTATTTCCAACATTAAATAATGATTGGGGGATTTATATGCCTGAAGTAAAATATTTAGCACCAGAACCTTTAGTTAATTACGATGATTTAAGTTTAACTAGGTTTCCTAATGTTCATTTTGTAGGTGATGCATTGTCAGCAAGAGGAATCACAGTATCAGGAGCTCAAGGTACATATGTTGCAGAAGCATTATTAATAAATGAAGAAGCAAAAAAAACGGAAGAAGAATATCCTGATTTTATAGAAAATACAGAATTTTAAAAAAAAAATAAATATGGCAAATAAAGCAACAGACGAAGAATTACATAATATTAGAAAATGGATTAATCCTAAAGGAAAAGTAAGAAGAGTATATAAAATTGAAGAAGATGGTTCTAAAACTAGAGCTCATGCTTTACAAATGGGGGATAGAACAGTATTTCATAGTGAAAAAGGTCCTGCTTTAATTAATAAAGAACAAAGAAGAAAAGAATATTATTTAAATGGTATTGAATTTACTTATGATGATTGGAATGAAATAATGAAGGGTAAAGAAGGTTTACCTTGGTATAAACAAGCAGCGGCTAAAGGTGTAACTCATAGAAATTAATATATGAAAATAGGATTTTGTGGAACAATGAGTGTAGGAAAAACTACACTAGTAAATGCATTAAAAGAATTACCTGAATTTAAAGATTATCATTTTAGAACAGAACGTTCTAAACATTTAATGAATTTAGGGATACCTTTAAACACAGACAGCACATTAAAAGGACAATTAGTTTTTGCTTCTGAAAGAGCAGCTGAACTTATGCAAGAAAAAATTATAACTGACAGAACAGTTATTGATGTTATGGCGTTTTGTGATTTATCTGAATCAATGGAAGATCATGAAAAATTTTATTTAAATGCAACTTTATATTATTTAGTAGATGAATATGATATTTTATTTTATGTTTCTCCTGAAGGAGTAGAAATAGAAGATAATGGAGTTAGAGAAACAAATGCAGAATATAGAGAAGCAGTTGATAAAAAAATAAAATCAATTGTAGGAATGTATAGAGCAAATGCTATTACAATTACAGGTACTGTAGAAGAACGTATAAAGCAAGTTAAAAAAGCAGTAGCTCAATATGTATAACATATAATATGTCTCAACAAAATATAAAACAAGTAATAAAGCAGGAATACATTAAATGTGCTAAAGATCCTGTCTATTTTATGAAAAAATACTGTTGGATTCAACATCCTACTAGAGGTCGTTGTCAATTTAACTTATATCCTTTTCAAGAAGCTACATTAAAATTATTACAAAAACACGATAGAAGTATTATTCTTAAGTCTCGTCAGTTAGGTATTTCAACTTTATCTGCAGGTATTTCTTTATGGATGATGATTTTCCAAAAAGATAAATCAATACTTGTAGTAGCAACTAAACAAGATACAGCAAAAAACTTAGTTACAAAGGTTAAATTTATGTATGATAGTTTACCTTCTTGGTTACAAATTGGATTTACAGAAAATAATAAATTAGCCCTTCGGCTTAAAAATGGATCTCAAATTAAAGCAGTATCAGCAGCAGGTGATGCTGGTAGATCAGAAGCAATTTCTTTGTTAATTATTGATGAGGCTGCCTTTATTGAAACAAACAAAATAGACGAAATTTGGGGTTCATCACAACAAACACTGTCAACGGGGGGTAAAGCAATTGTACTTTCTACACCAAATGGAACAGGTAACTTTTTTCATAAAATGTGGGTTAAAGCAGAAGAAGGAACAAATGGTTTTATTCCTATTAAATTACATTGGACAGTACATCCAGAAAGAAATCAAGAATGGAGAGACAAACAAGATGATGAATTAGGTTTAAGAATGGCAGCACAAGAATGTGATTGTGATTTTACAACTTCTGGACATACTGTATTTAATCAGGAAATAATGAAATTTGTTGAAGAAACTAATATATGTAAACCTTTAGAAAAAAGAGGTATAGATGGAAGTTTACATATTTGGGAATATCCAGATTATACTAGAAATTATATGATAACAGCCGATGTAGCTAGAGGTGATAGTAAAGATTATTCTGCTTTTCATATTATAGACATTGAAGAATCAAAACAAATTGGTGAATTTAAAGCACAAATTGGTACAAAAGAATTCGGACATATGTTAGTTGCTATTGCAACTGAATATAATAATGCTTTATTAGTAATTGAAAATGCTAATATAGGATGGAATACAATTCAAGTAGTAATTGATAAAGGATATAATAATTTATATTATTCACCTAAAGGAGATGCAGCATCAAATGCAGATGCTTTTTTAGCTAAAGGATATGATATAACGGACACATCAAAAATGGTTCCTGGTTTTACAATGAGTATGAAAACTAGACCTATGACTATAGGAAAATTAGATGCTTATTTAAGAGATAAATCAATTATAATTCAAGGAAAAAGAACATTAGAAGAAATGAAAACTTTTATTTGGATGAATGGAAAACCACAAGCTCAAATAGGATATAATGATGATTTAGTA